GTGGAAATATTACTGGATATTCTGCTAGTATTTTTTCACAAAATAGCTCACTTACTGTTGATTCGTCTAATAATATCAGTATTGTCAGCAATGCAACATACACTTGGAGCTTTCAAGCAAGCGGTATAACTAATTTTCCAAATTACAGATTTCCAGCAAGCCACGGTACTAACGGTCAAGTTTTAATAGACGACGGAAATGGCAATCTAAGTTGGGCCACGCTTAATACTGGTGGCGGCGGTGCAGTTATTACAGCAGGAAATATTACAGGCGCAACCTTGGCTAGTAATGTTCTTGCTAGTAGTTTAACTAGTGTGGGTGTGCTAAGTGCGTTAACAGTTAGCGGAAGTTCTAGTTTTGCTGGAGCATCATTTTCTGCAAATGTCACACACACAACTGGATCATTTTCAGGAAACATAACAGCCGCGACCGCCCCAACACTAGCAAGTCATTTGACTAATAAACAATATGTGGATTCGATATCGGCAGCGTTAGCAATCGGATTAAGTTAATACTATAAATGGAAACGAAATAAAATGGCAAAACAGCTTTTAAAAACATACGTGTTTACACCAGGAACTGCAGGAGCAGGTACAGTTATTGTACCTGGATTTTATCAACTAAATCAATTGTTGTTGATAACCAATACTACAAGTAATGCAATCATTTACAATTTTGCCAATGTTGGAAATACCGGCACTACAGCAACTTTTTCAAGAACTGCGTACTCTACTTTTCCGCAAGAAATAGGTGTTACCGACGGATACACAACATTTACACTAGCTGCAAATACTAGCACAATGAGTGCAACTGATAACATTCAAATATTCATTGATACTCCTCAACAGCTAATGAAAATTGGTGGAGCGGTAGGACACGATGCTTTTGAACGTATTCGTGTAAGTAATCCACAGTCCATGCTGGACGCTGACTTTGAATATGGACTACAACCTACTAAGTGGCAAACTGTAGACTTGATGAATAACTATCCATCAATTTATGAAATTCCTGGTAGTGATTTAAATATTAGTTCAGTAACAACTGATGCATCCACTGGGTCAGGCGGTACAGGTGAAAGTTTAATTACTGTTAATACTGTCGCTGTCCACGGACTTATAGCAGGACAACCTATTACAGTTAAAGGTTATTTAAATACTATTTTGGGATTCAGTCGTGCTGAAGGATCTTTCATTGTTAACAGTGTCACAACTTCAACTAGTTTTACGTACTATGCAAAATCTAAAATCGGCGTAAACAATGGAGATGTTATCAGTTCTGCTTATACCATTGTACGTAAAGGTGGATTTTATACAGGTGCAAGTATTGGTGGTCCATCATTTAGTGCTAGCAATGCTAGTAGTCCTGCAACCGTTACAGTTACATTTGCTAGCAATCACGGCTTAGTTCCTGGACAAACTGTACTAGTTGCAATTTCAAGCACTGGTAGTAATCATGCATTTGCACAAGGTCCGTTCTTTGTTGAAACAGTTACTAGTTTAACATCATTTACATACACAGCAAGGGCGTCGGGAACAATTGATACTGGTACCACACTAGTGGGTGTAGTATATGCTAGACCCGACGCATTCTATATCCACAGACCATTTGACGGTGGTGTAATGTTGGGCACTGGCGGCCCAGCCTATGGCACACAAGCAATACGTATGAGTAAAAAATACATACGTTATCAATCTGGTAAAGCTATTAACTACAATACTGGTTTGTTGATGGCTCCTAGTTATAACTTGCGCAGTTTAACAGCAAGTCCTAGTACAGCATATGGAACGGTTACTGGGTGTTCAGGAAGTACGCAAACTATTACAGTTGGCAGTACATCAGGACTAGTAAATGGGCAATCAGTTATTGTATCTGGAGGAACGGGTGCATTCGCATTAGGAACAACTATTACCAATGTCGGACCTAGCACAATTACTGTTAGTGTAGCTCCTACAACGGCACTGGTAAATGCAACTATCACATACAGTGCAACTATCTCAGTAGCAACTGATGATGTTGATCACGGCTTACAAGTAGGCGCTTATGTTAATATCTACGGTTGTACAACCTCAGGTTATAATGGTTATTATTATGTTACTAGCATTAGCGATGAGCGTACATTTACAGTTGCAGCGACTAGTATATTAGGCACAAGTCCAGCAGCATTTACAGATCCATGTCAAGTAAGTCTAGTTAACTGGTATGGATCTACTGTACGTGCAGGCACGTTTGACGAGCAAAACGGACAGTATTGGCAATATGACGGTCAGACAATTGGTATTGGCTATAGAACTAGCACATTCCAAATTGCAGGAACAATTAGCGTAACACCTGATAGTAATACAATTACTGGTTCTAATACTAGATTTACACAACAACTGGCTTCTGGTGACAGAATCGTTATCAAAGGTATGACACATAAAGTTATGGATGTGGCCAGTGATACATTAATGTATGTGACACCAGATTATCGCGGAGTAAATGCAAACAGCGGCATCAAGGCTGCTAAAACAATTGAAAAATTTGTTCCGCAAAGTCAATGGAACATGGATCGCATGGACGGGTCAAGCGGAGTGTACAATCCAAGCGGATATCAAATCAACGTAAGCAAAATGCAAATGGTAGGTATTCAATGGACTTGGTATGGTGCTGGATTTATTGATTGGATGTTGCGAGGCCCAGACGGTAATTATGTCACAGTACATCGTCAGAAAAACGGTAACATTAATACCGAAGCTTATATGCGTTCAGGCAATCAGCCTGTACGTTATGAAGTAATTAACGAAGGTCCACGCACTTATTTGACAGCAGCTGCTGGTAATAATGATACTACATTGACTGTAAATGATGCAAGTTTATTTCCTACAGCAGGTACCATATACATAGAAGGTGAAATTGTCACTTACTCTGGTAAAACATCTAATAGTTTATTGAACTGTGTACGTGGAACAACTTATAGTTTATTTTATGCAGGTATCAATAGAACATTTAGCGGCACAACAGCTAACGCACACAACCAACAAACAGGATTGTATCTAGTTAATCAAACAGCCACACCAAATATTAGTCACTGGGGATCAGCATTCTTAACAGACGGCGGATTTGATAACGACCGCGGCTATTTGTTTAACTATGTAGGTACAAACATCAGTGTTAGTACAACTATTCAAACAGCTTTTTTAATTCGACTAGCACCCAGTGTTAGTAATGCTACTGTGGGAGATCTAGGCGATAGAGAACTATTAAATCGTGCTCAATTGTTGTTACAAAATATTGACGTTACTATCGATAGCGGATCAACTGGCGGTATTGTTATTCAAGGTATTTTGAATCCAAGCAACTATCCTACTAACCCAAGTAATATTACATGGAACGGTTTAAGTAGTCAAGCAGCAGGCGGACAACCTAGCTTTGCACAAATTGCCCCAGGCGGTAGTGTAACATGGAGTACTGGAGCTGTAGTTACCACAACAGCAATTGCAACCAATGCTTTTCCAACAGGATCAATTACAGCTCGTGCCGCGCCATTTGGTTCTAATAGTGTTAATACCTATGCTAATTACATATATGTAAGCGCATCCGACTATGCCTCGTATCAAGCAGCTGGACTAGCAGTTGGTGATTACTTGTCTGGCAGTAATGTGCCAAGCACTGGTAATCAGATACAATATATTGGATTAAGTGGAAGCTACTATTATATACAGATTAGTAGTAACTTTACCGGAAATACTTCAGGAGATACTACGCTAACAGTTACTAGAAAGTATAACACATCTAATTCATCTGTGTTGTTCTTTAATGCAACTGCATGGGCAGCTACAACAGCTACTATTGGTACCCAAGTGTCTAGCACAGATACCAATTTTCCTGCAGGCACTAACGTTAATAACGTTACATCTGCTACTTATTTTAGTACAAGTTACTACAAAGTATCATTTACACAAAGTACAAACTCAGGTGTTACGATTACTCCAGGATCGACATCGGTTACATTCCAATTTGGACAACCTCCATATGCATTGCCTGGTGAAACTGTATTCTCGTTTATTGGAACATCGGGTGCATTAAGTAGTTTGGACTTGTCAGGATTGAAAGAAATGACAAATACCACAATTGGTGGCCGTGGTACATTCCCTAATGGTCCAGACGTATTAGCTATTAACATTTATAAAACATCAGGAACTGCAATTCCAGCAAACGTTGTTTTAAGATGGGGCGAAGCTCAAGCGTAAAAACAAAAAAGCCGCTATATGCGGCTTTTTTATTATATCAATTCAACTAAGTCAAATACAGTTTGCAGTTTAGTGCGAATAATTTTACTTGAAAAACTATTACGTAACCCTTGATGTAAGGGTTTAGGTGCCCGATCAATAGTTGCCCAAGCCCAGCCTTGATGCTCATCACTTAGTGTAGGAACAAATTCTGAATCAATTACGCATAGATACGTGTGAAAGTTAAACACACGATCGTTACTGACAAATGTTTCTAATGGTATTGTTTTAACAATTGTAGGGATAAATCCAATTTCTTCTTGAATTTCTCTTGTTAGGCCTTCCCACGGACGTTCGCCTGCAATGTTAGTGCCGCCTACTAAGCCCCAAGTACCTTCGTGTTTACCGTGTGCTTTCTGTAGTAGTAAAAATCTTCGTGTAGATTTGGCGTAGAATAATGCTCCGCTACAAACGATTGATTCTTTTACAATACTATTTTCCATAATTCAGGCAAATACTCTCCTTCAAAGCTCTTTTTCCATTGGACACCGTCCCACAGATACTGAACTCCAGTATATATATTCGTCTGCCATATCATGGTAGTTGTTTCGTGGTTAGTATTAAGAATCACATGCCACTCAGTTCCTGACCATTCAATTATGTCATTAGCAACAGCTACTAATGATCCCCATGCTAGAGTATTGTTTTCAACACCAGGTGCGCCTATATCTTCTATAATAAGATATCTTGTTCCTGTTTCAGGAGTACCGTTTGATGTAGGATTAAAAGTTTGTGGATTGATAATAGCATCAAACGTGCCAGGACTGTTTGGTCTATAACTTGTAGAAGGGTTATAACCAGGATACCCTTCTAATTTTCCAGCACTATCTATTCCAGTATTGCCAGTCAAGGTATCTGGATTCCATTCTACTGTTAGTACAGTTTCATCTAGAGCATTAATAGCAAATGTTCCTACAACATAAGTGCCGTTTGGTTGGGTAAGATACAGCATACTAGCTCCGGCAACATATTTGCCAGGGCTTGCTGCTAAAAATTCTTTCCAACTTAACGGAGTTCCGCGCCTAACTGGTTCAGCATCCAGTGTAGGTTCGTTTGGATAAACGCTTTCGCCGTGGTTTAGTAATATAACTTTGTTGGCGTAAACTTCAATTTTGTTGTTCTGTGTAGTACCACTTAGAGTTGTAA